GCCGTAGGCAACTGCGTCTGTCTCTTCGATCTGAACACCAAAGCGAACGAATACTGTGTACTCTACTGTGTCCTTCTTTGGCTTGAACTCGCGGTGGACTGTAACATCTCTCTGGAATCCCCAAATACGATTCTCTGGGAATGTGAGTGAGACGTAATCATCGGGGAGGTAAGGAACCTCAACGATTGGTAGTCCGAGAACGCGGTACTGTAGTGGTGCGCCAACAACCTGTGGAACACTACCGTCAACAATGCGCTCAACAATTCTCTCAGAAGAGAAGTTGCCTGTCTGAGCGAGATCGTTTAGTAGGCTTGAGAGTGTTGGTGAACCTGCGTAGAACTTCATGGCTGAACGTGAACCACGGTACTTTCTTGGCATTGCAAGAACAATATCCTGTAGATCCTGAACTGTCCAAGTGCTACCACTAGAAGTAACGGCTGCGGCTTGGTTGCCACCAGCAGTCTCCTTAGCGTGGAAGCCCTCCATGATGCTTAGGAAGCTATTTGTTCCTGAGCCTGTTCCATTGATAGCTAGATCCTCAAGGTCATTAGCGAATGCGCGAGTCATGCTGCGGACCAAGTGATCCTCCAGCTGTGCACCTTCGATGTTGTCCTCAAGAGCTTCAGTTGCAACCTCCCAATCCAAGCGGATCTTCTTGGTTGTAACCTCAACCTTTGTGAATGCTACGTCAGCATTGGTGTATGTGCCGTCAGCCTGGTTTGCTGCACGGATTACACGCTCTCCAACGTTTAGCTTCTCTAGCTCAGCGGTGTTTGCACGCATGGTAACTCTACGACCATCCTGTGCTAGTACCTGCTGTTCCCAAATATATTCGATGAACTGGCGAGACTGCTCAGGGTTGAGAATACCGCCGTCATCGGTTGTGCTGCCTACAACGCCGAGGTCGCCAGCGGTTGGGTTGGTTACACCACCGATACCACCAGAAACTACTGCGCCTGTAGCAGCTGCCTTCTCTAGAATTTCGTCTGACATTTTATTTCACCTCCTATTTTCTTTACCGATATAGGTCAGCGGATTTGAGGAAACGACCGCCCCACATCGACTTTTCAGTTTTTTCTTCCTGAACGATCCCGCCAAGATCGCCAGACTTACGGACAGCGGTATCTGCTTCTACAGCATCAACGCGCTCTCCAAACTCTGATACATTGCCCTTTACTACGGTGACTTCCTCTTTGACACCATCAAGAGACTTTTTCATCTCTGCAACTTGATCGGCAATGCCCTTAACTACTGCAGCTAGATCTCCTAGTGAATCTGCAACAGAATCCTTGATCTCGCTAACAGCCTTTGCCAAGTCATCTGTGCTGCTTTCATCATCAGGAGTTGTGGACTTTTCGACTACATCTTCAGTCTCTACTGCGTCCTCAACTGTTTCTTCAACAGAATCTTCTGACTTTTCAACAGTTTCAGTATCTTCGGTTGGCTCATCTGACTTCTCAACAATTTCTTCTGTTGCCTCATCACTGGCCTTCTCTACAGTCTCTTCAATCTGCTCTTCTTGAACAGCGTCAACTTCTGCAACTTCTTCTGTTGCAACGTCTTCGGACTTCTCAATTGGAGCATTCTCTTCTGAAGACTTTCTATTTAGAATTCCCACGTTATTTCCCTCCTTATCATTATTTTCAGCAATTGACTTGGCTAATTCTCCGTCAATCGCCTTATTGCTATCAGATTGTGCATCTGAAACCTTTTCAAAAGATGTAATAAGAGACTTCACGACCTCTGATTTATTTACATCATTACTTTCTACAAACCCAATGTTTGTCATGTGCTTTGAGCAATCTGGGCAAGAATAATCTGTTTTTTCGCTAAGAATAACGTTGTCACTCGTTGGACACCAATAAACATTTTCAAGATAGTTCTTTTCAACATTGTTTTCCAAGGAGTTTATTTTTTGTACAGAAACTATGTTTGAATCTGGATTTGCTGGATTGTCAACAAGAGAAAGCTCATAAAGATCATAGTCCTTAATAACACGAACTGGCTTATCTAGTTGCTTGTTATACATTTCTTCTGAGTCATTAATGCTTCCACCAATTGAAAATCCAGTAAGAATCCCCTCGTTTACCTTGTGCCAGGTGTCTTCGGCACCCTTAGAAACATAAACATCGACATAAACGCCATTGTAAAACTCTTCTGTGCTCTTATCGTAATACTTTTCTTGCTTAAAAGATACTACTTTTCCTACGGCAAGTGGGGTGTGTTGCTCACGAACATTGCCACGGAACTCGTCAAATGCTTTAGCTGATGCATCAGCGTTTACAACATCGCCCTGCTTATCAACACTATCTGTGGTAGCCCATCCAGAAACAATGCGTCGTTCCTTGTCTACCTTAGAAATCGGCATACGAACGGAAATGTTGTTGCCGTCTGTACTCCAATAAGCTTTTTCAAATGTAGCCATATCAAATCCATTATATACTATATTTATAGTATTTTATCACAATTTAATAAATTATTGTGATGATCTGCCTTCTCCACCTGGATTTCTTCCAGTTTCTGTGGTAGAAGAATCAGTTGCATTGTTTTGTCTTTGTGTATCTCTTTCTCTGTTCCCTGTAATTTGTGCACGAGATTCTGCTCTTTGTTGCGCCGTTAATTCAACTGGTGCCTGACCTCCGTCACGAACGGGCATCCCCATTCTCTCTCTAACTTCATTAGGAACAACTACCTGAGTCTTTAGATATCTTTCATCAATCTGGCTTTGTGTATTCTCATCTGTTAGCGTAAATTCGTTTAGCTTAAAATTAAACATATCTGTTTTTTCTTTAATAATTTTGTTAACAAGCTTTTCTAAACTTCTTTGTGCTGGTCTTGCTACTTGTTCTTTAAATGTACGATCAGATGCTAGTGCTGCCGCAATAGACATTCCTTGACCGCCACCTACCTTAGAAATTGGTGTTTGATGAGCCATTAGAATATCTTCACGATTTGACTTTCGATACTTTTCAAAAGAACCCTCTTGAATACCATTCTCAATTGGGTCCATATTGAACTCTACCTTGTTGTCCCCCGTATCTCCTGGCAATGGAATGTAGAGCGTTCTATGATTCTGCCCCTTTAATCCTGACTGTAGGAACCTAAACAATTTATCTTCTGCATCAACGCTTAGCTTTGCTCCCTTAAGAGTAACAATGTACCTTGGAACAGCCTTATTTTCAAAGTAATCAATGTTGTATCTACCCGCCAGAGTGTCTCCCACTAGGGAGGTTGCTGCAGAAAGAATATCTGGAACACCATAATAGCTATTACGAGGGGTGTACTTTTTAACATGAATTAACTCGTTTGGGCGAGGGTCAGTAGTTACATTGTTTGGGGTGTTTGGTTGCTGAAAGTTTCTAAAGAATACGGTGCGCTGATTTACGATCTGAATATATCCATCACGTTCTCTTCTTACACGAATAGTTGTTGATGGGATATGACCAACGTAACCAATTTCTCCAGAAGTTGTTCTACCGATTTCAATATATCCATTACCAGTTGCCTCTACATCTGTATAAACCTTTTCTAAAACATGTGTGAGAGTGTCTTCATCATTTAAGTCATCTAGCCACTCCATAACCATAGACTTTGCTCTGTTAGCTTTTCTTTGAGCACGCATTCTTTGTTGGTCATCAGATGCCTCTTCAATCTTGTCCATTAAACCACTACTTGGCTCTAGTTGATATCCAAGACCAACGATGTTTGACACCTTTGCATTTACTGCTGCGTGGTTGGCAAAATTTGTTTCATAAAAATTAGCAAGCTCATCAAGGTTGTAGGGCGGTACTATAACATCAAAAAGTCCGTAAGCGGTTGCAATATCCATATCTGGTATTAACTGCTTTGACTTTGCCCCATCATCTCCAGTCCATACCTTGTTTAGTCTGGACACACGACGCTTAAAGTTTGGGTGAATACCACTATAAGACTTTAACGTTTCTCCATCAACATTGAAGGGGTCAGATTTTGTAACCTTGCTTATTTGAGGATTATCAATTCTTGCTCTACCATCGTAATCATTCTCCATGTGCACTAATCCCCTTTGCTGCATCATTCCACGCGCCAAGATCCGTTTCGCTAGGAATGTATCCTTCCCTCATTCTGTCTATTTGTTCTGAGTATTCTTCATCGCTGACTCTTCTTACTCCAGCCTTAAACTCTGGCTTTCCGTCTGGAATTCCATAATAAGCAGCAGCCTTGGTTATCTTTAATATAGCCTCAATATCACCATTACGAGCAGGAATATTCATTACATTACCATTGCCGTCACCAGCTAGCTTACCATTTGGCAGCTTCCAAACATATATTCCATGCTCTCCCTGCTTTTCTATTACACTTAGTCTTGGTTCGGAAGAGTTCATGTCAACAATTGTACCATAATTAGGCCGACTCAATTAGTTTTGAGCAACCGCTAGGTCACCAATATCAACTATTTCACAAGATCCTGCAACACAACTTAGCTCTTGCGATCCAGTAGTACCGTCCGATGTTTCATAAACTGTGAGCATTTCCCAGGGGATATTGGTTGGCATTTTCTTTACTGCCTCCTGGTATTCCTCTTTAGAACATGCCTGGTATGGTGCTTGCTTATAAGTATGCTCCGATGCTGGCAAGAAAGAAACGCCGCCAATTTCATCAAAGTTATCGTATACCCATGCACCTACCTTCATCCAATCATCTTCATGAACGTTGATGGTTACAGATGGATTATGCTCTGTCCAATGATTACGATAAATCTTCCACATTTCTAGATGATCAATTGCAGAAATATCTTCTGTTACCGTAGCACCCTTTGGAGCCTTAATTGGAAAGTAAAAAACAGTAGTATCATTTGGCTTCATAACATCTGGCTCATTTGGAATTCCACAATCCTTCAAGAATGCGGTTAGTGGATCTTTGTTATCTCCACGAACAGACCTGATGTAATATTCTGAATACCATGGGTGAATTCCGCTTGATACGCCTGTTAGTTGCGATACTGTACCGGAAGGCTTAACGCAAGTTACAGACATTGACTGGTTGATTCCAAGTTTTTCTGCCTCAACCCTATTTGTCTCAACCGCTGTTTCACGCAAAGAGTCAAGTAGTTTTGCCAATTTTGTTGTACCTGTAGAAGTTAATTTGCTTCCATAAATTCCTGTGAGTGAAACCCCAAGGAGTCTTTCTTCCTCGCAATTATCTTTCCATGACTTACGAATATATTTAAAATTAGTAAGAGTTGATTGCCAGGTTCCAAAAATGGAAGCAAGCTCAACCTTTTTCTTTAGACTATCTTCTGTGTCATCTGCCTCAATAACAACCTCTGTAAGATTACAAAATTCATTAGGACGCA